ATATCAGTGATGATGATTTACCATTTTAAAGGAGTGAGGGAGTGGAAATAAATGCCGGAAAAAACTTATATTCCGGGGGGCTATATTCTATTATCTCGGAGGCTTATAGAAAGCGAAATATGGGATAAGCCTCCCATGTATTTAAAAGTTTGGATTTACATTCTTACAAAGGCAAGGCACAAAGCGAATCAAAAATTTAGTCGTGGAGAGTTATTAATCAGTATTCCAGAGATTCAAGAAGCTTGCAGCCATAAGGTTGGATTCAGAAAAGTTAAGCCAACAAAAGACCAAATTTACAACATTATTGAGTGGCTACGAAGCGTAAATGAAAGCAACTATGAAGACGATTACGAAAACGACGCGAATACAACTATGATAGCAACGACGAAGACAACAAGGGGAATGGTCGTAAAAGTGCTTAACTACAACGTTTATCAAGACCCGAAAAATTACGAAGACAACGGTGTAAGCAACTATGAAGACGTTACGAAGACAACTACGAAAGCTGAACGAAAGCAACGACTACCCAATACTATACACAAGAATGTAAAGAATGAGAAGAATGATAAAAATGTAAAGAATGAGAAGAATGTTGTTGTAGGCGACGACTTCGCTACGATTTACAACCTGTATCAAGAAAACATCGAACAGATACCAAGTCCGATTACAACTGAAAAATTAACTCAAGATATGAATCATTATGGAAAAGAATTAGTAGCGTATGCAATAAGAAAAGCTGCACTGAATAATTCTCATAATTACAAATTCATAGACTACTTACTCAAAGATTGGCGTAAGCGTAACTTAACAACCATAAAAGCAGTTGAACAATACGAACAACAAAGACAGGAACAAAAAGAACAGTCCTATCAACCTAAAGTAACGCGATCGAGAGAAAAGACACCAGAATGGTTGAAGAATCGTAATCAAGAAAAAGAAACGGTTGATGATGATCCTGAGTTTGAAAAAGAGCGACTAGCATTTATGAAGCAGCTTGAACAAGATTGGTCGGAATAAGTTATTGGAGGGATAAAGATGGGACTTATCGAAATATATTACCTATATAGAGTTGATGGCACAGAAGATATTAAAGTCGTCAAATACGAAGATAACACGAAGGAGGTTTATTCGCTCACAGGCGTTCATTTTAGCGACGAAAAGAAAATTATGACAGATAGAGAGCTAAAACACTTTAAAGGCGTGCATGACCTTAAATATGAGCAAGAACTAGGATTGCAAGCAGACTTATTTGAATTCTTATAGAGGTGGCACATGGAAATAGAAATTAAATTTAACGAGACGTATAAGGCGCCTATCGGGTCACCACGTCCACGTTTTAAAAAAGTAGGTAGATATGTTCAAACATACATGCCAACGTCTTACACAAAGCACAAGACTTATATACAGGAACAAATACCAAAACTATTAACAGATAAGAAACTGAAAGTGTCGTTGTACTTTTATTTTGAGCCACCTAAAAGTTGGTCGAAGAAACAAAAGTTAATATCGATAGGTCAATATAAACGTACGAAACCAGATATAGATAATTTGATTAAAACAGTATTAGACGCTGCTAACGATCATCTATGGAAAGATGATAACCAAATTGCACACATTGAAAGCTTTAAGCAATATGCAGAAGAAGCAAAAATAATCATGAATGTAGAGGAAGTGGAGTGAATTGTATACAGAGAAGAAACAATTCAAAGAGCTTAACGAAGTATATCGCAAGGCGGAGTTGTACGACAAGATAGTGGAAAGTAATTCAAAGAATTTAGTAGAAAATGGAGGACGAGTAAATGAGTAAGGAATTAGAAATTAAATTATTATCAGAAAACGCGACTATGCCGAAGAGAGCAAATTCTACAGATAGTGGATTAGATTTGTATGTATCAGAAGCAACAACAATCAAAGTAGGAGAAACAAAAGCAGTTAAAACAGATGTGGCTATTAATTTACCTCATGGATATGAAGCACAAGTGAGACCTAGATCAGGTAAGTCGCTTAAAACAAAGTTACGTGTAGCATTAGGAACAATAGACCAAACATACAATAAAGAAATCGGTATTATCACAGATAACATAGGTGATGAAGATATCACAGTAGAAAAAGGAGAAAGACTAGCGCAGTTAGTTGTAGTACCAGTTATATATCCTACACCCAAGCAAGTCAATTGGTTCGAAAATGAAAGTGACAGAGGCGCATATGGAAGCACAGGAGAATAAAGACATAGTAGAAGAGGTTAAAAGAATACTAGGTAAGGAGTAAGGGAAGTAAGGTTAAAACAAAAGAAGTAAAAAGCCCAAAAGGACTTTTTACTTCTAAGCAAATAATAACTTTATTCCTAAAACCAAGTTTTTAATCACATAGTATATTCCTAGTAAAGCTATAATTAAACCTATTATAAATATTGTATTAGATTGGTTGGTGCTAAATCCGGTAAAGAATACGGCTGATATTAACATGAAAAAAATTGGTAATATATGGTAAAGCAAAGCTTTTCCAGCATGTTTTGACGTATCACCACTAGCTAATATCCAAACGATAAGTGGAAACAAAAAAGGCATGAAAAATACACTGAAATAGCAAAAAGAAGATAATACATTATTCGCTGATTTGCTCATTTCTACACCTCCTAAATTATATGGTAAATATAACGTGATATTTTCAATATTTACAAGAGGTTTTATCAAACTTTCAAAATTGTAATATTAAAGGAGTCGATAAAATGATTAAAAAACTAATAAGAATATGGTTTACTATCGCAATGTACGAGTTAGGCAAATGGATTGGAAGAGAGTTGTATTACAAGTTGACTGCAAACGATGAGGTGGAAGTGCCTAAGGATTTTTACCATAAGAACGATCAAATAGATATAGAAAATTATATACGAAAGGACGATGAATTTTAAATGTGGATTATTGTTTCAATCATATTAGCTATTGCACTCTTAATATCATTATGTGTTCAAACTGGATTGAGAATTAAACTAAGCGAGCATAAACAACTTAATGAATTATTGAATAAGCAGATTAAATATTTTAAAGATAATAGAAAATAAGTATCGGAGGTTTCTTATGAATTTAGGTAAAGAGGATATACCAAAGTTAGAACAGTTCTTTCGTAAGTACGAAGATATGAAAGGGCAACTATTATATAGGCGATACGAGTTATTATATCAACCTCAAGATACAAATACTGGTGGGGGGAAATCTAATCTTCCAAGCAGTCCTGTAGAAAATGAAATAATTGAGCTACACAAAGATGATAAATATCGTAACTTACAGGCAACTATCACAGCGGTTGAAGATGTGTATAGAAATGCGACACCTGAACAGAAAGCTATTATTGAATACAGGTATTGGGAAAAAGACTTATTAATATATGAGTGGGAAGATATCGCTCACGAGTTAACTAAGCGTAGAGAAGATGACAAGGTGATTAGTCAACATTCGGCTATTAGAATGCGTAATCAAATAATGAGAGATGTAGCAAAAAGGATTGGATGGATATACTTCGACTAGTCGCAATTTGGAGTATAGTGAATTGCGGGTTGTCAATAGGGTATTCTTGTATCGTAGCTAATATAAACACATGGTTATTTACCCCTCAATTATAAAGACCATGTGTTTCTTAGCATCAATATTTAAGGGCTTATGTTAATAAAGCGGTGCTTAAGTGCATATGTTGTATGTTACCTTCAATATATCTTTTGAAGGTTATCATATCAATTTAAGTAAACTATTATATGTAACAAACATTCAATGAAGTTAAAAGGTTTCTTTAGTTTAAAAGAATGAATGAAGCAAAAAGATTATTACGAAATGAAGTTGTTGTTTGTATTAATGAATAAAAAGTTTTCTTAATTTGTTTACATTATAATGGTAAAATATTTTTTATGTAAAAGACAAAATGATTTGAGATTATAAATCTTATTTCGTTTTGTCTTTTTACTTTTATATTTTTAATTGAAATTTATTTCATTGAAAGAAGTTGAAAAGAAAATTTGTTTAAAGAACCAAAAGTTAGATTAGGAAACAGAACTTATAGTCAAAGCGAGCTACAAGACTATAGGAAAGCCAATACACAAAGGTATAACAATAAGGTTAGATATAGCTCTCAAAATAGTAAATATACTGACTTTTATCATAGTTCACAATGGCGGAAATTACGTAAACAAGTATTATTACGTGACAATTACTTATGTCAACATTGTTTAAATAAAGGCATAGTAAATGACAAAGATTTGATTGTTCACCATAAGGTAGAGCTGAAAGAGGAATGGGGTAAAAGACTGGATATGGATAATTTAGAGGCAGTGTGTATCGGGTGTCACAATAAAATTCACAAAAATTAATTTTCAGGAAATAATTCTTTATAAAATTAACGGGGCGATATAAACCCCCTGTGGCTCTAGGATTCGAGTTAAACGAGCCGGCCTTTTTTGCGACCAAATTCCCAAAATGTAAATGTTTCACAGAATGTTTCACGCCAAAATAAGCAAGGAGGTGCTGATATGGCAGGTAGAAAACCTAAATTAAACGCTACAAAACAAGGGCATAGAACTAAAGAAGAATTAGAGCAATCTGAGTATAAAGAAAACGGCTTACAAAAGTTTGAAAAGATTAATGTCGATTCTGTACCCGACGGTTTAACCGAAAATGCTGCTAAAGAATGGTTGAGAATTGTACCATTACTCGAACAATTACCGATAGCTGATTTAGATTACTCGCTTATCAAGAAATACTGCGAAGTATTAGATCAAAATGATACTTTATATCGCTCAATAAGTCAGAAAGATGGCATTGAAGGTATGGTTGACCCAGAAACTAATCGTAAAACTGGCGCTTTCATGGCGTATATGGAATCGTTGAAAGAGTTACGTTCTATTTGTGGCCAATTAGGAATGACTATTGATTCACGTATGCGATTGGTTGTACCGACTGAAAGCGAAGTTAAACAATCTGTGTACGATGAATTTGGTGTTGATGACGATGACTAATGTAAAGATACCTAAAGCGTACGAAAAATTGTTGAATATACCGAATGAATTTAAAGACGATGCCTATAAATATTGTGTTATGGTTCTATCTGGTGCATACATTACATGTAAGGATACTAGACTTGCCTGTATTCGTCATTTAAAAGACATACATAGGTCGAAAGATAATTCTGAATGGAATTATGTTTATAAACCTAAACGTGCTAAAAAGGTTATTAAATTCATTGAGGCGTTACCTGATACAAAAGGTAATATTAACAAACTAGGATTATTCCAAAAGTTCATTATTGCTAGTGTAAGAGGTTGGTTTACGAAAGATACGGATATGTTGAGATTTAAAAAAGCTTTTATATCTATGGCACGTAAACAAGGTAAGTCCATTCTAGTAAGTGGCTTAGTATTATATGCTTTCTTATTTGATAAAGAGCCTAAAGAAGGTCGACAAATGTTTACTGCAGCCAATGACAAATCTCAAGCAAGTATCGTATTTAATATGGTAGCGAAACAGTTGATGTATTTCGTATCTAAAGTACCAGAACTCAAAAAAGACGTTAAAAAGGTACGTGAATTACTTACGCATACAAAAGATGGCTCGTATATTCGCCCTTTATCTCGTGATACTGGAGCGGTTGATGGTTTCGAACCTTTTTTAGCGGTAGTCGATGAGTATCACGCGGCTAAAACGAATGAAATGCTAGAACTTATCCAATCTGGTCAAGGTAACTTAATGCAATCATTAATATTCATTATCTCTACTGCTGGTTTTAACTTGAATGCGCCTATGTATACAGATGAATGGCCTTACGCAAAGGATATATTGGCGGAAGTTTATCAAGATGACGAATATTTTGCAGTCATATTCGAACAAGATGGTGAAGAAGAATGGCAAGAAAGATCAATGTGGGCCAAATCTAATCCATTAATAAATGAGACAGATGAGCTTAAAGAACAGATTGAAGATTTCCTGGAAAAACGTGTAGCAGAAGCTACTAAAAAGGGTTCGATGTTTCGTGTGTTAGTTAAGAACTTTAACTACTGGATGCAAGCGAGTGAAGAATCGTATCTCGACTTTAACGACTGGAAAAAGAATGAAACTGACTTTGATATTACCGACTCAAAAGTCTACATCGGTCTTGACTTGTCACGTGCCGACGATTTAACAGCCGTATCGTTCATCCACCTAGACGAAACGAACCGACAATACTATATAACGTCACATTCGTTTGTAGGTACTAAGGGTGGCTTACAAGGCAAGATTGAACGTGACCTTATAGACTATCGACAGTTAGCAAATGATGGCTACTGTACGATTACAGACTTATCTAGTGGCATTATCAATACGGACCAAGTCCTAGACTATATTCAAGATTACATCAATCGCTATAACTTAGATGTTCAAGCTATTTGTTACGATCCATATTCGATTCATGGAGTGTTGGCAGAAATGGAACGTCGAGAATGGTATTACGATTTATACGAAATTAGACAAGGGCCACAAACACTATCTAATCCAAACTTAGATTTTAGATTGAATGTGATTAATGGCGATATTAAACATCATAAAAACCCATTACTTGATATAGCGATTAAAAATGCAGTGGCTAAAAATACCAACGATTCAATCATGATAGAAAAGAAAATGAACAGAGAAAAGATAGATCCACTCATGTCGACCATATTTGCTTATGTAATGGCTTGTGAACATGAATGGGATACAGAAACTTTAATGCCGCTATTTTTATAAAAAAGGGGTGAAATAATGCAAAAGTTCTTATATGCACTTGTAGTAATACTATTATTTATTATGGGTTTAATAGGACTGTTCTACGGTTTGTTTATACTTTGGCAACCTTTAGCTTATATTATTGGTGGGTTGTTGCTTATCAGTCTCTCTGGCGTCTTAAATCAAGCATATGATAACACCTCGATGAGTCGGAAAGGGGGTGACAGTTAATGCCATTACTTGATTTAGGATTTACAAGCAAACAAGAAAAGATGAACAGAGATTTAGAACGATTGTTGTATTGGCAAGAACATGGCACACATTCAAGCTATGTTGGTATAAACGCGTTACGAAACAGTGATGTATTTACTGCTACACGAATTATTTCAGCAGACATTGCAAGCACTAAATTAAAGGTTAAAGGTCATGAAACAAATACTGTGATGAACCAAATATTGGATTTGTTCAACAATAATCCACATTCAGACTTACCAGGTTGGCACTTTAAGTTTATAATCATCGCCAACATGTTACTCAATGGACAATCTTTTGTTGAAATTGTACGTGATAAAAATGACTTCCCCGTAGGCTTTCACTTCTTACATAATGATTTAGTAGGAGTTGAAGAAAAAGACGGAGATATTGTCTACAACGTGAGCGAAGATGT